TGATATCTCACTGTATAAGAGTGACACGGCATTTGTAACTCCATGGTTCTTTATCAGTCTGTAATTGTAATATTCTGGACCAACAATGTCTTGCAAATCAATGTCGTATGTTGGATAAACGCCAAAGTCATAGGGTATTTCAGCCCATTTGACGCCCAAACATTCTCTCAAATCATTTTCTGCACCTACATTGGTGGCAAAGATTTTGTAAAAGTGTCTTTTGTTTAACATGTGAGCATATGCACAGACTATTGAAGAACAACCATTTTCTCTCATTTGTCTGATTCTTCCATAGGACTCGTTGACGAATGAAGTGCAGGATGTTGTTCCTATTGTGTCTGTTGCAGCCATGGAAAACTTGACGGTTGGCGATAGTGTTTCAAGATTAGCCATAAAAGCAGAGTTCAGCTCGTACATCACATGTCCGCTTGCAGATTTAACAGAAAGCTCCATTGAGTGTAGGCGTTCTGATGCTCTTTCACACTGACCGAATAATAGATATTGGTAATAAGCGTCATTGTGTGACATGTCCATTGCAATGATGCTTCCTTTGTCATCTGATCCCACTCTAGTTTTCCATTTTATGTGGCAATCCTTCCCAAGTTGTCTAAGTGCAGATTTAAATAGCGCATCTCTGAGGCTGAGGCATGACAAAGCAAGAACTGTGGAACTGTAATGAGGTATTCCTTGACACATGTTTGAATGGTTGACAAAATAAGTTTTGCCTTTGGATAGGTACTCATCCTTGCACTTTTGCATGCCTGGCTCGGAGTGTTTGATTTCAGGGTGTTTGCACCATTGTTCAACTAACTTTCTTGGGTATTCTATTTCTTTGTTGGAATGACTGAGGAATATTAATCTTGATAGGTCCACTATCCCTGGGAACTCTGAAAAGTGATGTTCGAAGATAGGAATGAAAATGGTTGGTATAAATTTTTGTGCCCATGTTGTCATGTCAAAGGAATCTTTGACAATTCTCAGAGGTGTTCCTGACTTGAATGACGACATGATTTCCTCATAATCGCCTCTCATCATAAGTCTTTTGTCTCGACCTTTTGTCAATATTTCTCGTTTATCAGCTTTTGCCAATAATCTAGAGATCTCTTCAACAATGTTGAACAGCACTCTTGCTTTAATCAACAATATAATTATCTCACGAACACCACCAATTTGCCCTTTCTTAAAAATCTGTATGAGGATCTTGAATAACTTGGAATTGGAACCTGAGAACGTCATGGCAACCTCAGAAGCAGTCATTAGCTTCTCATCTTTGGCTAATTCGGCAATTAATTCAATTGCCTTGGTTCTCTTGCCAAGTTTCTCAACTTCCTTCAAATCATTCTTGCCAATGTACCTTTGGATGTCCTTGACAGAAGCTTTAAAAGTTGCATATTGTGATATATTCTTTGACAGAATAGAATCCAGCCTCATAGCATTCAACCAACTACCTCTGTCACCTTGGTTCTCTTCATGCATATCTTGAAGGCGGACTCCACAAGAGACTGCCTTATGGCTGTAGAAATGACTTTCTGGTTTTTCACTGTGAATGTGTTCAAGGTCCTGACTAATGGTTGTTGTGCCGAAAAGGTAGTTCACCTTCTCATGCGGTTTGGTTCTGGAATCTATCTCATTCTCATATTTGACTTCCTCTTTGAGAATTTTTGACAATATGTTCATAGCGTCTTGAGTGTTATTCTGCCTGTCTTTGTTGTAGGCCATGCACCAGTATATTTCGTTCAGGTTGTATGCAATAGGAACAGGATTGCCATATGTGAACAATCTGGGCATCAGGTTAGCAACACCAGTTGTTGTCTCATCGTAAAGTCCAGTGTCACTGTCTCTAACTATCTTCTGCACAGTCACAAGCTCTGTTAAGTCTAGTTGACAGAGGTTTAAGCATGTTGAAACTGCTTTTTGAAGCATGACTGACTGAAGAACAGATGATACCCTTTGTGGAAATTTGGACATTAATCCTTTAAACTGCTTATCGCCAAGCGACTTCATCCAAAGGTATCTGATGGTCTGGTTCGTTGTTGATGTCAGTTGTTTGTTTTCAAGGTAAACAAGAGACAGGAGCATGTAGTTGTCACTGTTTATTTCTGTTTCTACAGCATTCGTCATGGTCACGCCTGGTCTGACTAACCTTTCTGAGTTAGCCATGAGGCTGGTGCTTACTCTGTCAAAAGCCCTCTGCCAGTGTGAAAGCCTATCTGTGTCCACAGACAGCCAATCACTTTCCCAGTGATCACCAGTTGTTTTCCAGGAGGCTGACATTTGATTATCAATTCCTCTTGATAATGATATGATTTTCACGAACTCAACATTGGACTCAGTTCTGAGTTGTGTTCCTGGTGCAACAAGGAAGTATATACCTTCGAAACCTGAGTAGCCAAGTGCATATTGCCTGGTTTTCCTCCGCCTCATGCTGTTCAGAACAATTTCGTTGGAAATTGACTGGTAAAATTGGAGTATTGTTGAGGCACTAGCCGTCGAAACCATGTCAGCTACCTCTTCCAGGACTGTGTAAGCACTTACACCACATTCTGATAAATCTTGTTCTGGCAACTGGATAGTTGAATTTTTACTCACTTCGTTGTTCAGTTTGGAAATAAATTCGTCAAGGTGACTTATATGTTCAGTCTTTAGCCCTATGTGTTTTGGTTCTGATCTTTTGTACTTCAATCCGTGCTTCTTCATGAATGATTTCCTACCTGGCCCTTGTTTCTGTTCCTCTTCAAGTTGTGCTGTGGTTATAGAAAGCGTGACCAGGTGGTCATCTGTGAGAGATTCTCGCTGCAAAGCAGACAGGACGTAATCAAGATATCCGCCAGATCTTCCTGATTTTCTGAGTTCAGAGGTTGACATCTCGAAAGTCATCTTTTTTTCTCTGCAGATTGTGGGGCATCCTAGCTGAAGTATTCTTGGGTAACTAGACACGTTAGCCTTGACAGATTTCATTGACTCAAAATCTGCATTCAATATCTTTGGTTGAATTGAATTTGGCTGAGGTGTAGGTCTCTCGTGGGTTCTCGAGTTGATCACTGAGTTGGCAACTGAATCGATATATTCATCGTCTGTCATCTTGGAGAAAGCACCGGTCATTCTTAATTTTATTTTGGAAGGGTCTGTCTTGACACCTGTGGCCTGTTCAACCATGTCCTGAAGGTGCTGGTCATCAAGAGAGAACTGAAATCTGTCAACACTGTAAAA